ATCGTTCTGATGTCAAGCGGCCGGACGTCCGAACTCTTGGTCAGGCTTTCGACGCTCTTTGCAACCCCGCGCGCCTGGCAGTTCCCAATTACCCAGATGGTCATGCGTCAAGCGCCTCTTCATCGCACACGACCGCTTCGATACTACGCATCTCCTGCTCTGCCTCGCGGACATCGACCGGCCTGGGGCGCGGCGAGGCGGTTGCCGCTTCAGACGGCGAGAAGAAGTGACGACCGAAAATCCTCATGACGTGAGCAACCCCCTCGCTGGTAACCTCCCGAAGATCCTCCGCAAGATAGCGATGACGGGAATGCTGGCCCGTGATGATCTCGTATGATGGGAAGTAAAAGGACTGAGCATCCGCGCGGGTGACATGCTCGGCAACGACCCGCAATGCGGACTTGCTGTAGGTCGTTGCGACAAGCACATGCTTCTTTTCGTAGGTCGCCACCAGAGGGACCGGTGAAACCGTGAAGATCATTCGAAGCGCCGGGTTAATCGTGCGGACGTAGCGTGTGAAGATACGAAGATCCGCAATCATTTCCCCAACGTCGAAGTTGTGGTATTCGTAGTCGTCGAAACTTTCCGGGCTCCCGGCCACACCCGGGGCCAACGGAAAGACTGCGCCGTCCAGCTTCGAGCGCCAGCCTTCCGTCAGCCCCAATGTGAAGATAAATACGTCTGCCGTGTCGAACATGGCTCTCACAGCGGCGAGATGGGTGTCTCTATCAGCATGGAGTGATTCGACTGTCGCAAACCCGTCCGGTTCCACCTGTGGACGGAATGGATCGACATATTTCCCGTCTTGTCGGGTCCATACATCATCGATGGGCACGAAAAGACCGTAGGCCCTCTGGAAGAGCTGCACAAGTTGCCGCGGCGTGTAGATGTTACCGAAGCGAGCAGGGAAAACCTGATAGTTCCGATCGGGGTCGCCGTCCTCCGTGACGAGGTAATGATAGCCGCTCGACGAGAGGTTCCGGGCGATGTGCTGCGCGAAGCAACTGCCAGCGGTCGCGATTCTATCCTGAGGCGAGAGCGTGAAAGGAACCGATACGACAGGATCGACGTCGTCAGGATGGATTGACGCTACCGACTTTCGCCAATTGGAATAGGGCGGCAAACCTTTATATGGATGGGTCATATGTCACCGAAATATAAAACTGTCGGTGACATTAGACCGGGGCAATGGAAGACGGCAACCCTAGATTTCTCTTGTGGCTTCTTCCAGCACTGCTCGCGCCTGTTCTTCGGTGTCATCCATATCTTCGTGCAGCACGACAGTTTTCCCGTCGATGATCCACTTTCGCTCCGCCTTCCGATAGGTTGCCGCGAACTTGTGGGTTCCGTGGTGCATGGAAGCCAAAGCAGCTTTGAAGGCTTCTTCCTGGGTATCGTCCACGTCGGCCGGGAGCGTTACATCGTATGCTCCGATCTGCCAGCGCCGTTCATCGATTTTTTTGATATCCATCATCATGGGCTCTATCCTTTAGCTAATGCACGTGAAGGTGTATACGAACTGGCGCGATGCGCCGGATCGGTTCTCGATTTGGACAACGCCATTGTTGCAACTGATGGTAACTTGGCCATCAACCCCTGTTGTTCCGGTCAGCACGGAAGTAGAGAGAGCTATCGATGTCCCATTGGTGCCGGCCGCACGGCAAAGATGGGTTCCCGATGCTCGTATTTTCGCCCTTGCCCATAGCTGGTCCGCACTGGTCGTATCCATTTCAAACACGCCCTCGGTGAGCGAAGGCGGGGTAATGGAAGTAACTGCGTCATCTGCAACTGAGACGGCCCCTGATCTATACCCAGGCGCCACGACCTCACCCACGTTGGTGACGGTGAAAATGGGGGTCAGATCGGTATTGCTCCGATACCCGATAAACATTGCACCAGCGCCCCCGCCATGGGATTGGAAGCCGGCTGTTAAAGGCTTCAGCGGCTGTCCTGTGCCTGTCCTCAAGCTGTATCCAAAACTGACCGCACCGGTTTCACCAGAAATCCCGGAGCCGCCCGCCTGAAAACCTGCCGTGCAGCCATCAGATACATGCGACCGGACGCCGACAGCCTCAGTAACTGCGTTTCCATTGCTGTAGATTGTGGCGAGAAGGCCGGTGAGAAGACCGGTAAACCCTGAAGCAGGAGCCGCTTCGGTGAACGCGTACATTGCGCGAAGGTTTCCCCCGCCGCCAAGCGCCGTTACCGATCCCTTATAAGCACGGATGTCGTGGTTAATGTTGGTCGTATCGGTCGTGAGATGGGCGCTGTACCCCCTGAACTCGGCTTCCGAGCCAACAATCCCGTCTGGAAGATGGGCCTCAACATGATAGGCATATTGGCGAGTGCTGCCTGTTACCTGAGTGTTCCCGAAATCTGAGTATTCGTGAACCCTGGCATTCCGGTTCGTTTGGATAGTGCTTTCCGCTAAGCTGAAGACCCCGTTTCTAAGAACCTGTCCTGGGAAAGACGTACCGTTGCCAAAGGTGGTGTCCGGCTCGACTCTCGTCCGGCAGTCGAAGGTCACAGCCTTATCACCGACCGTGAGCGAGCTTGCGACAAGTGCGGAGAAGTCGCCGGACGGAACACCGATCACCCCGCCCCCAACCGGAAGCGCGTCAATCGCCGCCTGAAACGCCGTCAGCAATGCTCCCGCAGATCCGCCCGAGACAGCCCCGTAATAGGTAACATCGACCGGGCGGGTAGCCATGGCAAGGTTGCTCTTGGCGGTCAGCTTGTTTGCGAGATCGGAGAGGTTTTGTGCCTTCTGCGCAGCACTATCAGCAAGGGCGAGCGAGGCTATTGAGGCTGCATTCAGCGCTACCGTGCGGTTTGCGGACAGGTCGCCGCCGCCGGTGAGACCCGTTCCCGCCGTCAACGTGCGAGAGGTCTGGACGGCATTGACGATGCGGGTATCGTCGCCGGCCGCTACAGTACCGGCCGTGGTGCCAACATCAAGGGCGGCAGCGTCCCCAAGATCTCCTGGCTGAACGGCGCTGTCAGCGGTAGCCCCTTGCGCCGCCGTCGCGAATGCGGTGGCATCCTGCGCGGCAGCAGTGCCAAGCGTAGGAAGGTTGCCGAGATCGTTATAATCCCCGCTGATCCCCGCCGTAGAAACCTGCGCGGTGATCGCCTGCTTGGTGGTCAAAGGCGTCATAGCCTTGGACGGATTTGTCCCCGCCTCTGCTTCGGCTTGAGAGGCGAGCGGGCGGCCAGTATCCACGAGGGTCTGGATCGTGACCTTCTCGGTTGCCGCTCCGTCTACGGCGACGTTGAGGGTCGCGACCGGAGAGGCGGCCGTGGGTAATTGGTTAATGCGAATATCCGCCAAAGTGGATCTCCTATTGATCTGAGAGCCACAACCAGCCAGAATCACGAACGCGCCGAAGGCTTGCAGGCCGACGACGCGCTCTAACCAAGCCAACACGGACGAGGTGTCAGATGGCTATGAAATTCAAAGCATGTTGTGTTGAAGGTTGCAACAACTGCGCTTCACAAGAAAGAGGCGGAAGGCGTGGCCTTTGCTCGTCTCATTACTGGCGATGGAAAAGATCTAGACAAGGCTTGAAGAGATGTTCGGTAGGCGGCTGCTCAACTTCATCGACGACCAAAGGGATGTGCTCAATGCACTACCACCGGTTTCGGACATTTGGCGATCCGATGAAAGGCCGAACCCCTAACGGAGCCCCTCAGCGATATTTCGATGAAGTCGTTCTGGTCTACGGCGGCGACGAGTGCTTGATGTGGCCTTACGCGAAGGACAATCAGGGATATGCAAGAATGTTCGACGGAAAACGAATGAAAAGCGTCTCCAGAATGGCCTGCGAGAAAGCCAACGGAGAGGCCCCTGATGGGAAGCCTCACGCGGCGCATGCCTGTGGCAATGGGCATTTAGGGTGCGTTTCTAAGGTGCACATTCGGTGGGCGTCGGTATCCGACAACATGAACGACAAAGTGAAACATGGGACCAGTAACCGCGGAATACGCTGCGCATCTGCAAAGTTATCAGAACAAGACGTTAAGGACATACGATCGTCTAAAGGCATCCATTCCCAATACGTAATCGCGCATAAGTATGGGATAAACCAATCAACAGTCAGCGATATCATGACTGGAAAGCTCTGGGCTTGGCTTCCATGAAGGTTTATCGGCCATTATTTCACCCTCATGTATGCCTTGACGGCGACGTTTTTCATGCGCGTTTCTGTGGAGGTTCGGGCCGAACGAGATAGGTCGAAATCGACGACGTAAGATGTAGCCGTGCCGCTACCGCCGCCTCGGCTCCAGCTGTCTTGAGCCGACCCTGATCGGAATGGATCATCAGGCGTTCCAGATACCAAGGTTGATGCCGCATTAGCGGACGTGACATTCTGCATGGCATCGTTCTGGAGAGTGCCGGCAGTCGTGCCGGGGCGAAGAATGCGGCCTTCCGAGTTCAGCAACCGCACGGTCTGCCCGTTCATAGGAGATCCAGCAACTGAGATCACCGCCGACGCCAGGACAAGAGGAGCCGTCCCGATGACGGATTCAGTCGTCAGCTTGCCGTTGTTGAATTGCCCTACTCCCGTAAGGCCAGCCGTCAGCTCGATATAGACGACGTCGGTTGCCGAGACGGGCGGGATATCCACGCCGGTTAGGGACGTATCGACCATGTAAACTTCGCCTATACCCTTGTAGGCCCATATGCCGCCCGTGATGTAGGCAACGAACGTGGTCGCGCTTGTGCGATAGATCTGAGCCTTTTGGCCCTTTGACAATGTGATGGTGGTGAGGCCGTTGATCGTTTCCGTGCCATTCGGGTCGATGATAACCGATCCACCATCTGCCCAAGCCTCGATATACCAAGTGCTGCGGAGGTCAGCCCCTGCGTCGATTGAGAGGGTTGCAGACGACCCGGTAAACCGGAATGTCGTGTTGAAATCGGCATCGACGGCGGTATAGCTGGACGATCGGCTCGACAATTCTCCGCCAAGTTCGGAGACGGCCGCATCAAAGGTGGATTTGTTGACCGCGTCCCCATCTGCTGTAGGGTTCCCGATATTGACGACGCGGAAGCCGTTCATGTTCAGCTGACCGCTCATCGGAGCTACGCCTGAGCGAAGGATCACCTGGCTCAGCATGCTCGCGATGTCTTCCAAGGGCGGATTGTGCTGGCTTGAAAGAATAGTTTGGCCGTCTACGGCAAGATATCCGGGGACGAGGGAGGCATTCCCGTTCGAATCAAATGGCATTGGCATGTCCCCATGCGAAAAAGGCCCCGCGGTTGCGAGGCTGGGTGAAGTCGGATATGTTCGGGAAGGCGGCTTACATTGAGGGACAGCTATTGAAGCTATTTCAGCTTGCCGTGTTTTTGGGGTTTCTCATATGCAATATCCATTTCCAGTGGGGAGCTACAGGTATTGCAGCTCCTGTGGCTGGGGGGATGATTGCCTATTACGCTACCGGTCTGGTAATCGCTGTTGCTGACTTTGTCCGAGAAGGGCCTCGATCACTGCTGCGTACTGCCCCGGGCTACCTAGACGCGTTTGCTCCAAAAGAGCGTTCGCGAGGTATCTCTGAACAGGAGAGGACATAAGGGCCCTCCCTGCCACCATCGGCAGCGCTGCCCCAGCCAATGCGCCTGCTACCCCAGCCATAGGCCCGCCGGCCGCCGTAGCGGCTATACCGCCACCAGCCCCGGTGATGCCGCCAAGGGTTCTTGCATTGAGCCTGGTTGCCGTTCCACTGTCTGGAAGCGGTCGCATGACAGCTTCCCCGGATCTGGCCAAGTCAGCAAAATCACCTTGCCCGCGAGCATAGGCACGGCGACCCTGCTGGACTACGGCGTTCCTGAGCGATGATGGGGAAATAAGGCCAGAGGCCGCGTTCTCGCCCGCTCCCGTAGCGGCCTTCTCCAGAACAAGCATATTCCGATACTGTGTGCGGGCGCTCTGCCACGCGCCGAGATCGTTCGGGTTTGCCTGGGTAATGCTGCGTTCCATGGCATCGTCAAGAGCGTCCCGGATGCCTTGAAGGGCTTCCTTGCGATCTATGTCGTTGGTACCGCGGATCATCTTGGCAAGCCGCGAGGTGGTTCGCTGGAAAAAGTCACCCGCGATCGGGCCTGTCGTAGCCTTCGCAGTGAGGTCGCTGACCAAGTCTTCCACGATTGGAGACCGAGCACTTTCGGGCGTCACGCTCACATACTGACGGTAGGTATTCCCGAGGTCTTGACCGAATTGTGGATCAGGGATGATCTGGTTTCGAGAAGCAAGATTATCGAAATCCTTACCGATGCGCGTAAAGGCATCGTCGATGACCTCTGGCGTTGCTCTTTCGGCATCGATCCCTGCGCGACGGAGTGCGGCGGCGGTGAATTGTTCGCCTTGACGCTCCATTACGTTCGCCGCGCTCCCGCCCCCAAGCTCGCTTTCCATGGCCCGAAGGTTCCGGCTTCCGGTAATCTGCCCTGCTGTCGGCTGCACCCCCTCAGAACGCAGTATTTCTGACGCCGCCTGACGTTCGGGAGAGACACCTATAGGAGTAATAGCCCTTCGAACAACGGATGGGGTAATGAGCGCGGCCGCAATGCGAGCATATGGCTCGACAACACTTCCCTCCGTAAGTTGCCCAGCTGCCTCGCTCGTCAACGCTGGCGCGACACCGTTCACAAGCAGATTGGACGGGTTAACGCCTCCAAAGAGTGCCGCGCCAGGAAGAAACTCACCGACCGTGGAAGCGTACTCACCTGTGGTCGTGGTTGGTTTATAGTCCGTCGCACCCCCGGATACAGCAGAAAGGCCGGCTCGGGCATTTTGGGAATTAAACGGATTTTGAGGTGGAGCTTTCATACCCGTTACGTAGCTTACGCCCTGATCAAACAGGTTATTGAGCGTCCCAGGTAGTCCGATCAGGTCCGCCGCACCACGGGCAACGCCAGATGCCAAGGATGCCCCCGCATCTTTGATGGTCTCGCCCCATCCTCCGCCCTGCTCCATTTCCCGGCGACGACGGGCCTGCGCTATGGCGATAGCCTTTTGCTGCTCTAGGTTCACTGGAAAAGCCTCCGCTGCTCAGGCGTCATATATTTCCAGTCCTCTGGGTCAACGCCCTGCGGCACGTCTTCGGGACCAGACTTAAGCTGACGGGTCTGCTCGAATATGGCATCACCAACCTTAGGACCATGGATAACGCGAAGGAGGGTCTTTTCGTAATTGTCGAGAGCCTTCTCAACTTGCTCGCGCCCTGCATTCGGATCGATAGCTCCAGCGGCGGCCGCAAGCATCGCGCCTTCCTTCTCTGTCACGCTTCCAAGTGCGCCGCCGGTCGGGCTGGCCTGACGCATGGCGGTCAGGTTCTCGATTGTGGCGTTGGAGGTCAGGACGCCGATCTGACGACGAAGCTCAGCAGCATCGCTTTCCGTGAGGTTTGCGGCCATGCGGCCCAGAGTGCCGGTCGTCATAGTCCCGTTCTTGAGCAGATTTCTGGCCTCGGAAGCGGCATTCGTGATAACATCGGTAGCAGTTTCCTTCCGGCCACCTTGCGTTTCTCTCGCCTTGAGTGCCTGCTCCATTTCAAGAGCTGCGGGAGAGCCTGGAATGGGCTGGATCGAGGTAATTCTCCCTTGATCGTCACGGAGAGCCTGATAACCGGCTGGAATGCTCCCTTCATTATTAATGGTGATCCCTTTATCGCCACCCGAAAGCATGAATTTCTGATAATCGGGCGTCCCCGGCTGAAGACCGGCCTGCTCCGCTCTCAGCTGAAGGGATCGAACACTATCTGGGACCTTCGCGTTAGGATTTTGAAGAGCATCAATCTCCAATTGGCTTTTCCGCAGTCCAAGCTGATAGGCAGGATCAGCTTGCTTGAGCTGCATTTCCTGCTGTGCCTGCTGCTGGGCAATCTGCTGTTGCAAGAGCGCCTTGGCGACAGCCTGGGTCTGCGGGCTCGCACGAGGATCGGTCAAAGCGCGGATAATCGCCGGGTTGATGCCCGGAGCCTGCCTCTGGGGCTGCGGTCCAGTGAGGGCCTGGGCTACCTGCTGCGGTGGAACCGCTGCGACGGCTGGCGGTGAGGCGATGGTCGTCGGCGCAGGAAGCGCGGGGGCATCCGGTTGGGCGCTCACCATGGGATCGACATAGCCGGATGCCGGCGCAGCAGCCTCAATTGCTGCCGCAGCGGGGGGCATGCTGGAGGAGGATAAAGCTGCCATAGCAGCCTGAGGAGAGGCCGAGGCAACTTGTGTCGGTTGGCCGCCGATAGCGGACAACACTAGCGACTCTGGGTATAGGCGCCCCTTCTGGCCGTGTTCTTGCAGAATGAGAGCTTGCATGAATTTAGCGGCGCGCTGAGGGTCATTGAAGCCAATGTCCTCATCCGGCCGGATGCCCATGGTGCGCGCTACGTTCGCTGCAGCCTGGAAATTGCCAGGGGTCCAGCCCATATCTCCGGCGATCATCTGGTTGGGCGTCAGTTTGCCGCCAGCGTATTTCTTACCGAGAAGCGAATACATCGCCCTCATGCCGGACTCGGGCGTGTCAAAGACCGCCTGTGGGTCTCCCTGGTCGGTGTTTACCGATGGGCCGACGATGCCGGGAACCCTTTGGCCTACATACTTGATATTGCCGGGATTGTTGTTCCGCATACCCGCCGGGAGCGTGGCACGGCGCGCATCGTCCGATAGATATGCGCCAAGTTCTGTCCCATCGTTGGCAAAAACCGGCGTGTTGGCCGCGACCACCGCTGGGCTGGTCGCGGCCATCTCATTGCCGGCGCCCGTCGTGGTCGGCATTGCTGCGGCCGCCGGCACAGACGTTGCGGCCCCGCCAAGCAGGGTATTAATGATGCTGTCGTTATAGGCGCTGTTATCCTTCTCAGCGCCGGTGGCAACACGGTCGTCGATTGCGCCCATGACGCCCTGCGCCACACGCGCCAGGCCCTGCGACCAATGCCCGACCGGGGAGAAGTCCATACCCTGCCTCATCAGGGCGGCGGCAATCTTCCGCTGCGCCTCGATCTGGTCGGGGGTGAGCTTGGTTCCGCCCTGCCCCCACAGGAAAGGTTCTGCAGCCATTATGCGGCCTCCGTCGCGATGCGATAGTCAACCATCTTGAACCCGTTCGGCTGCTCGAATACCGCTTCCGGTGCCATCTGCTCGACTTCATCCGCCATGAGGCCGATCTCTGTGACGTTGGATCCGCGCATCTTGTAGGCATAGACGGGCAAGCCGTTATCCAGACGGCCGACGCGGCGAATGTCCGTCTTGAGGCGGCGATCGGAATACTTGATGCCTGCGGTGAGCCCCGTTCCGAGGAGGCCGAACAGTCCGCCCATCTGTGCTTGAGAGTTCGCAAGCTTTGCCTGATACTGCTGGTTCACAAGCCCAGTATAATCGACGCCACCAACCCCCGTCTGCGGCGTCTGGTTCATCTGAGGCATGGAGACTTGAGACCCCGACATGAGAGCGGAGATCTCGTTGATCGGCTGGTTTCGCTGCTGCAAAGCTTCGGTGAAGGCTTGCTGGCGGCCATTGAGCATTAACTGGTTGTAGGCATCGTTCTTTGTCTGCCCAAAGCTATCCATTTGCTGCCGGTAAGCTTCAGTGCCGGGGCGGATGCCGGACGAAATTAGCTGGGTGCGCAGTTTTTCCTGATCAGCGGCAAATCTAGGATCAAGGCGCTGAGCGCCAAGGTCATATGCCCAGTTCTCTGCATCCTGGTTGTTGTATTCGAACGGGGTGTTGAGCAGATCCCTAATTTTCCCCGACTGCTCGTTCGCGATCGAGCCTAGGTTAAGGCTCGCCTTGTCTGTCTGTTCCTTGATCGCCTGCTGTTGCGGAGAAAGCGTCGTGGTCTGGGTATAGGTCGGCGTCTCTACCCATTTGCCAGTACTGTCCTGGAAACGGCTCGTTCCTGTCTGGTCGTATTTTATGGTGCCATCGGGGCCGACTTGATTTACAGCGTTTAGCTGCATCTGCGTGATGGCCGTATCTCTGTTCATGCCGGCTTGGGCTTGCGCAGTAGCTACGGGGTCAGGAGCTTTGGGGCTAGAAACCAGTTTACTATCCTCCCATTCTCTGATACGCTAAGCAAATCAATGCAACAGCGTGGGGAAGTTGAAATGGAAATAAGCCGTGCCGACGAAGGACGTTTCTGGCTTAAGGTTGATCGTAAATCACCAGACGAATGCTGGCTTTGGTTGGACAAATCAAAACATTGGAAAGGCTACGGTCTATTTACAATCGCAACCGGAAAACCGGGTGGACGGAAGCTTGTTGCATCCAGAGTCGCCTGCTTTCTCCAACATGGGGCACCCACATTCGAAAAAGCGAAGGCTCTGCATTCCTGTGATAATCCGCCCTGCTGCAACCCTGCTCACTTGAGATGGGGGACGCAGCGGGATAACGTTGCCGACGCAAAAGAGAGAAAGCGACACGTCAACCCACCGGACACTCACTCTCACCCCGAGTGGAATTCAAAGCGTCTCGCCGCGATGCCCAAAGGAGAAAAGCTCCACAATCAATCTCTTACGGAACACCAGGCGCGCGAAATATTCCGGCTTCACATGAGCCACCACAACGTTACTCAGATTTCTGAACAACTCGGGATCAAAAAACATGTTGTGGCCGACGTTTGCCGGGGTCGATCATGGCAGCATCTTCCAGATGCACCCTCGACTGATGAACTGAAGAAGGGCGGCGTTCGTCGCGGCTTCAATCAGTTTTCCCAAAGCGGTAATCCTCTTTCAGAATGCCGACGATAAAGGCGTCTCTCGACGGACCAAAATGGTTGCGCAGCAGGCCCTCGACCCGCCCGCCAAGACGCTCCGCCAAGCCAACGACGTGCGCCTGTTCGGTCAGAGCCGTCATTCGTTCGCATCGCAGCTGTTCAAACACGTAATGCCCGACCTCCCGACAGAATGACCGTGTCCATCCATGTCCAGCGATCGACACATGGACATCAGCCCCTTCGAACACATTGAAGAGTGCTCCGGCGATGATCTCGCCGTTTTTCTCAATCCCCATGACTGTGAACGGCGGGACGAATGCCTTTCCAACAGCGCTTGAGACAAACTGCGCGACCCTATCGTCAGAGACGATCACGTTATGACATCCGCAGTTTCGTAGGTGAGTTCCAGGCGAATAATCTCAGTGTCGAGAGGGATCAGCGATCCACTGGTGATCTGAACGGCAGGCGCCATCACATAGGCGTAGCCGGAAACAGAGGTCCAGCTCTGTTGAACTCGCAGGCTCGATGCCTGCCCCCAGACTGCGGCACCCCAAAGGCCAACACCCCATTGCGAACCGCCTTGAACCGGGCTTGCCGAAGGCGGCGAAGGAAGGTTGACGATGTAATCTTCCGACACAGAAAGCTGCGGCGCGATGTCCTGGGGACCACGGGTGACTGCGCGGGCAATTTTGGCAATCTTACGAGAACCGGAACTGCCGAAATCGATAAACAACGGCACATACACCGCAGTATATGTCTGGCCCTGATCGAGGCCGGTGATATTTGCCTCGACCACCTTCCCGTCAGTGGAGCCGAAGAACAGACGCCCGTTGAAGACCTCAAGGCATGTACCGTTCCAGTTGGTGAACTTTGCCCAGGCTCCGGTTCTGGCGTTCGCTACATACATTTCCGGCGGCTGCTCATTGACGGTCGGCAGGGCGACGACCACCATTTGGCTTTCCGGCCAAACAATAGCGCTCCAAGGCGTCGAGCGGCGGAAGGAGACGGCGTCATTCCATGCGGTTTCGATCGGGAAGGAGACGGCAGAAGGCGAGAGGGCCGCTTGATCCCGCTGAATTGCCTGAGAAAGAGGCACAAAGCCGATATCCGTTGCGATCACCAGATCACCGCCAGCTCTGATCCAAGCATTCGGGCCAAGGGGACGGCCAATCCGATATGTGCCGACCTTATTCCAGTTCTCAGCCGACGACGGGTCATTGCCTTGATAGACGGCGACTTCGCCCTGATCGGAGATAAACACGCATTGTTCCGAAAGACCGCCAGACCCGGAACTGTCCAAAGACCACGAGGCTCCGAAGAGCAGCTTCCCGCCAAGGGTAAACACCCCACCCAGCGGAAACATTGTTGCCTCTCCGCTGATCTGGTCTACCGGCAGATACCACGCGTTCATGCTGTCCTTTTCGACAAAGAACAGGCGGTTTTTGTAGACCCAGACGTAATCAAGGTCTTCGGTTTCGACGCCCTCAAAGCCCGTATAATACGGAACAGCCACGCCATTCACGGTGGCTTCGCCAGCGGTCGAGGTGATGGTCTCGTTATCCTGGAAAGTGCCTACGGCATCCGCCAGATAAAGCGTCCCGGCCGAGCCATCCGAATCCACATGGGCCACAAACCCTGTCGCACCCGAAGTGCCGCCTGTGACGGTCTCGCCAACCTCGAATGGAGTTACTTCCGCGTCGAATGCGAGCGTATAGATGCCGTATTGATCAATCGGGAACCAAAGCGATCCGTCATAGATCTGCATCGGGTCCTCGCCGTTGACGATGACGAGAAAGGTTCCGCCGGTCGTGGCGAACTGCGTATCGACCCAATCGCCACCATTTTGGTCCTCGATCACTTCAAGTCCACTTGTGGACAACTGACCGATATTGTCTCCCTCGTCAGTGACGATATGGTCGCCTTCATCGGTCGAAAGCGTATAGTTGAATGCCGAGGTGATGACGGTAATGTCGTATACGGTCGTTTCGTTGGCCGCGAAGAACTTGCGATTGTTGCCGTTGTTGTAGGAAAACAGCGCCGTAACATCGAGATCACCAGCCCCCAAGGTGGCATAGACGGCCGACCCTCTGCGGATAATGCCCCCAGTTGCCGTGGGGAAGATGTTTTCAAGGACGGTCGCACCTTGAGGCCCAGGCTGGGGCGCGGCGAGGTTCTGGTTTGACAACCAACCCGCTACGGCGGCCGGGAACGGCATCATAGGGGAAGAGTTAGGCGGCGACGGCCTACGGCGCGCTGGCTGAGCAGGGGCTCTGAACATCAGCCAAGCTCCCAGGGCCAAGCGATCGGTATGTTTCCGAAACGAGGAGTCCCCTTGCGGATGACACGGGACCCCTTGTCTCGCGCTGCAGCTTCGCTGAATGCCTTATCGAAGTTGGCTTGGTCTGCGCCGTATTCGAGGTTCTTCATCTCCCTCCAACGCCAGATAACCCCAAGCGTCAGAAGGCGTTCATCGAGAACGAACGTATCGGTATCCGTCGTGAAGGCGAGTTTCGGGGTGCCGGTATTGTCCCGAGCAATGAGATTGGAGACATATGGGAACATCGCGCGGGCGCCACTGGCCGGCGGAGGCGCAAACTGGAATTGGTCTCCGAATAGCATCCACCAACCAGGAGGTGTAGCCCCCAGATAGAAACCGTTCTGGATCGCAATCCACGTATTCATATCTGGGACGTTGGTGTAGTTCCAAAACCAACTTGCACCGTCAGCCATGGCCTGCCCAAGCAGCATACGGTCGTAATCATCCGGCTTATCGAAGGCGGTCGTCGTACCGTCCCCGGTAAAAGTGTGGATTTTGGTGAGGCCCTGCCAGTCCGCGCTCCCGCATATATCGACGGCCACATCGTTCAGGAGATTGGTCATCTCCGTCTCAAAGGTGGCCGTCGAAGAAAAGAACGTCGTCGGCTTGCGGCTGATCAGCCTGACCGATGCGTTCTGCAGTGCCGTGAGGGCGCTCATGTATCAGGCTGCCAGGTCGCGGGCCATGGACAGCAGCGTCTCACGGCTCGGATTGCCTCGCGGGCGCCCCTGCTGGGTCTTGTTCGCAATCCAGTCCTTGAGCTTGTCCTCGTCCATTGAAGAGAACTCGTCATCGGCAACCTGAATAGCCTCCTCGACCTGTTCGGGCGTGGTTTCCTGTGCGGGGATAGCCTTCTTCAGCCGTTCGATCTCTGCCCGCAGCACGTCGATCTCCGAGGCGGTCACCTCCCCCTTGGCACGGTCAGCCATGAAGGCGCCGGCCATTCGCTTCAGGTCGTTGGCGCTCATGCCGAGGTTCTTGAGGTTTTGGCCTTCCAGATGATGGAGGCTTTCAATCGAATAGATCTTGAGCGCGCGGCAAAGCGAAAGCTGGGCTTGGGAAATGCCGTGAGACTTCAGCATTTCGAGCGGAGTGCCAGCCGCCTTCTGCTCGCCACCTTCCAGGAAAGCGCGGTATTGCTCTGCCCATCGCTCCGCATAGGTGATAACCTTGTGGCCGTCGCGCTTCCAGAATGCGTTGACGGGGAAGACGGGGGAATAGAGCTTGGAGCCGGCGAAACGAACCTCAACGGCTTCGATTGTCTTCATAACCGCCTGTCCTTCGCGCTCGGAAGCCGGAACGTCTTCGACGGTCAGATGCTTGAACACGGGCGTGATTGTGATTTCACGAGTATCGATCGGAACACTGAGTGCCATGTGTCTTGTCCTTGTCTGAGGAGGAAAGGAAAAGGGCGGCCCTAAGACCGCCCCTCATTGGTTAGGCCGGAACGGCGTTGTAGGCACCGCGGCGGACGTGGAAGTAATCCCCGCTGGTGATCGCCGTATTGACCGGGGTGTAGAACCCGCCGGCACCTGTCGCGACGGTGTAGGACGGGAAGGTGATCGTCACCTGCGTCCCGGTCGTGGCCGTTGCTGCGATGTTGGCGGATGCCTTGACCCAGATGTATTCGCCGCCGTCGTCGCCCATCTCGACATTGCCGAGCTTGTAGGACGGTTCGACATCGGTGGCCGCAGTGTTGATGCCCATGTCCCAATAGGGAAGCCCGGTGAAGACATCGTCGAGCTGAGGGCCGAGCTGCGGGGTCGTGCGGAAGGGAACAGAGTTCGCCATTGCTTTTCTCCTTTCCTGTTACGCCGTCGTTTCGAGACGGACAGTGAAGAGCGGATTTTCAAGGACCATCTGGCCGGACCAGACGATGCCCTGGGCAACCGCATCCTGGTTGATGGGACGGAGACCGTCGCCAGGATGGAACGGCACGAACGACTGGCCCGGGAACTCGTAGATCGAGAGGGCAGAGGTATCGATGCCGAATGCGGTATCTGCTGGCATGACATTGCCAACGCCACCGGCTGCGACGAGATCGACGAGGCCGGCAGGAGTGTGATAGGCCATGCTCTGGTAGCCAAGACGCGCAGAACGCTCGGTTGCGAGGCGCTGATGCGCAACGAACGAGGCGGACACGGCCTGGTAAGAGTTGGCGTCGAAGATCCACAGATCCGGGTACTGGCCGTTGCGCGACCGGTTGAGTGCGATGCGCTCAAGGATCGGGCGGGCAGTAGTAGCGTCCCAGGTCGTGCCGATGTCGGTAAAGTCCGTGGTGGCATTGAACGAGGATGTGCGCCAGTTGGCGACTTCCGCGCGGTCGATGCCGCCATAGGTGCCGGTGTTGGCAACGATCGGGATGGCGCCGCCAAAGCCGATCATCTGCCGGCCGCCCGAGCCCGTGCCGTCACCGACGATCGAGGTCTCGAACTCCTCCCGGACGCTCTTTTCCGCAGCACGGACGTAGAACGCCATGAGATCGATTACCTCTTCTTCCCCACGGGTGTAGAGAAGTTCGGTGCCCGTCAGCGAGAACATGGCGACGACACGAGACCAGTTGAAGACTGCCGAGTTCAGCAGTTCCTTCGGAGTGATCTCGATCTTATCGTAGCCCGTGAACCACTGCGCCTGCAGCTTGTCGAACTCGATCGGAATCCGAAGCTCAGGGCCTCCGGCGCGCTTGACCGAAATCCGGCCCTGGTCGCGAAGGATGCGGGTGAGAGGGGTTGCATTGTAGACGATATCCTGAATTTCCCGCTGCCTTTTGGCAACGGCCGCCGTCAGGAGCTGGCGGTAATGGCGGTCATCAACGATGGCCATTGTCGCTTCCTTTCAATTACGCGAGCTTGCGCATCTCTTTGCGCAGCATTTCGCGAAGGTCGGTTTCGGGTTCATCGGTAGCGGTATCGACTCCATCGGAGGGAGCGCCACGGACGGATTTCTTGCCGGCGTCAGGATTTACAGGACGGGCGGGTTCAGCACTGGAATGCGCCGCTTCTGCCTGCGGAGCGGATTGTGAAGACGGGTTTCCGCCAGCCATCCGATATGCTTCCGCAAGCTTCTGCTCTGGCGACAAGCCGGTGCCGTAAATCTTCTCGATCACGCCAGACCCGAGGATTTCAGCAATCTTCGGTTCAAGAGCGTGATAGTCAGGGTTCGCTTCCGCAAACCGAGTGATGAGCGGAACAATGGTCTGCTCCGCCTTCATGTTCTGGATTTCAGCTCGCAGCGCCTCGATCTCATGGTTGGTCTGAGGCTGTTGTTGCTGGGGCATCACCGGCGCCTGAACGGCCTGCTGGTATGCCTGAGGGTTATTGACGATGTGATGAGCGACCTCGATCAAGGTAATGGGCGATCCATCCGCCTTCCGGGGGCCAATCTCGCGAAGGACTGCCTCAAGGCCGGCAATCGGATTGCGGGCAATCGCCTGCTCTACCTCCGTGACCTTGGCCAGGCTGTCCTTCAGCTCGCGGCCGTTACTCTTGGCCAGTTCGTCATATTGACGGATAGGCTCATAGCGCTCCGTTGCGGCGCGGTGCTTCTGGATCTCAGTCTCATATTCCTGCGAGACGCGGTGGACTTCCGCCTTGACTTCGTTAGGCACATTGGCCCACTTTGTGCGGGCTTCCGGGAGGAACCGAGCGGGCGGCTCTGCATGCTTGCGCCCCTCAGACTGGCGATCATCCGATCCGGCCCGCTCGGTTGCGGCCTTTTCGGGCGCGCCCTTGTCTGCCTTCGGCTCTTCTGCCTTGGCAAATTTCCCATCTTCGGCACGGGCTTTCGCCGGCTTTTCCTCGTCCTTCTTGTCGCCCTTGGCCTCGTCGGCTTTCGCCTTGGCGTCCTTCGCCGCGGTATCAGCCTTTTCCTTTGCGGATTTCTCGGCTTCGGCATCCGCTTCCTTGAGGCGCTTGCTTTCGCTCTCCAGAACGTCTTCGATCGATTGAGACTTCGGCTCGTCGGTCTTGGGCTCCGTGAGATTGGGCTGGCCGCCACCGCTGGGAGTGCTGACGGTCTGAGGGTTCAGGACGGTAGACGGCGGATCAAGCGCAACCGTCCCCGGCTGCAATGCCGTGGTGTTATCCATGGGGATTCCCTTGTCTGAGGAGGGGGTGATTAGTCGAGAGAGACCACATTGGGGCGCCATCCGGCGTCCAGTTCTGCCTTTGCAGCGCGGATATCGTCGCGGAGCTGCTTTTCGTCTGTCTTATGTTCTACCCAAGGCATCTGCTCGTTACCGAGTTCGATGAAATCAATGCCGTGGGGGTTGCCGCTGGCCTTGTGTGATGCGGACAAAGCGGCTTTGGAGGTGTACCACTTGCCGTCAGCGCACGACTGAACCGGCTCGTCGAAATCCCGCACCAGCATCGGGCACGGGAAAGATGAACGCTCCCTAGGACCTTCAGGCACCCGGCGGTAAACCTTCCGCCCGTTGCCCAGATCGAGCCATGCTTTCATCACGGAGCAATAACGCCGGCCGTGCGAAGGGCTGCGAGGATTGCATTCACTTTCGTGACAGTCGTGGGCAAATCTGCCCCGCCGGCCAGGTCTGCGATTGCCGTCTGCTGAAGAACGCCGCCGCGGATAGTAGCGGTCGGGGTGCGATTGCCGGCCATTGCGGTCGTGCTGGTCGTGCCGATCTGGAGAGTGCCAGTATTCAACTGATTGGCGACTTCCTTGGCGAGCGGAGGCACCATGCCAAGCTCAACCAGTCTGCGGACGTTTGCTGCCATGCTCTTATTCCTCTTCGGGTTCGGGTTCGGGCAAGCCGTCGATGATGAGCGGTATGCCGTTGGCTTCAACGATGACAATGGGAGTCCCGAGGCCATTCGTGGCGACGGTTGCGAGGGGCGCGTTTCCCTGGACCGGAATTACCGGGATGCCGAGCCCGTTTGTGGCGATGACGACGGGGAAACCGCTAACTGCCATTCTGGCTCTCCCTCTTCGCCTGCTGCTCGGCAAGCGTCATTTGCCTGTCGGTGCTGCGCTCGGTGAAGTCCTGCTGACGATCTGCGCGGCTTTCCGCCCTTTCGCCCTGTTGCTCCGTGAACGACTGTTGGCGCTCGCTCATTTCGGCGTTCCGGTCGCTATCGATCGCCTGACGCTGCTGTTCCTGAGCGCTCATGGCCTGATCAGTCTGGCGCATCTGGATATCGGCCGAGGTCTTGATGTCCTCGCGCTGCTCTTTGTGCGCCTCAAGGCCGAGCTTTTGCTGAGCCAGCATGATATCGGCATAGATCTTCTCGATACGGGCCGACGTTTCCGCGATACTCCCGCGGGTGCTCTCGACCTCAAGACCAAAGCGCTGCTGATCAGCCTGCGCATTGGCCTGGGCCTCTGCCGCCTTCAACTGGATTTCCTGTGTGGCCTTCTGCGTATCGGCCTGTACCTTCGCAACCGCAGCCTCTGCCTTCTTCAATTCGGCCTGGGCAAGTTGGAGGTTCGCTTGGGCAAGCGCTTTGTCGCCTTCCGAATTGCCCTGTTGCTGGGCGGCCGCGGCCATCTGCGGAGCGGCATCGATAAACTCGTCGATGATGCTGTTCAGTTCACGCCCGACCCGGTACGGCTGCAGGGCGAACTTCAGCATTTCACCGGCAAGCTTTGCACCCGCCTCCCCCATAGCCGCCATTCCGGCCAGTCCTTGGGAAGCGCCCATGAACGTGGTCAGGAATTCGTTGCGGCTCGCCTTCTCCTGCATTTCATCCGTCAGGATGGTGGAGTCTGTCGCGATCTCGAACGCGAAACCCCTCGCCTTGTCGTCTCGCAGCAGCTTCATCACATCCTCGATCGGGACGCGCTCGCTCTCCTGCTTGATCAACGGGGCATACTTGCCAATGATTTCCTGTTGCGCCTGCTGAAATTGCTGTTGCGCTTCCTGCGGGTTGATCTGCTGGCCGCTCTGCTTCGCCTGTTCCGCTGCCTGCTTGGCCTTATCGCCAAGGGCCTTCAGCTCATCCTTGGCGTCGGACTCCATTTCCTCGATGGTCTTCTTGATCTCCGATTTGGTTGGGATCTCCATCTGCGACATTTCGAGAAGCGTATCCTGGTCGAAGTTCTCGGCCATGATTTCCGCGCTGATCTGTGTTATATCGCGGGCTATGCGCTGCAGCTCGTCGCATTTCTCGCGAACGCGTACAGAACCGTATTGGCTCTTGAGCTGCTGGGCGCCAAGCGTTTCCTCCGCCTCAGTCTCCCCGCGCATGATATCGGAGATACCCGACAGCCGGTCGTAATCCGAGAACAGTTCTCGCCGCGCCTCGATCAGTCCGGTAATAGCTGTGGCGATCTGGTCAAGCGGAAGCCATTGGACGAAATTGGCCGCGCCTCCCGATGCCATCAGCGCCGCACCCGGTACAGGGATTAGCATCATGGAGTTGGTATCGTCGCGAATGACCTGTTCGACGGCGTCGGCAACATCGCCGCCAGCCGGGATAAGCCCCTTCATGCGAACCGAGTCGAGGAGATCGTAGATGCGCCGCGTCAGGCTGTTGATCTTCCTGAAATGGCCCTGATACCGTGTGTAATCGGGCACAGGAACGAGGGTGCGCGGCTTCAACGTCCCATAGGCAGGGCGCGGGCACGGGAAGAAGCCGCGGAGCTTGAGGTGCGGCTTGTCCTTGTCCAGCATGACACTGACGCCATCGGCAACCCAATAGACTTTCTTGTCCGTCTTGTGCCAGACTTCCCATACGCCCGCCTTGCGGGAGTGATCAGCCGTGCCATCCATCTCGCCTACGGGCTTTGGAGCGCTCAGCGTCGCATCCTTGTACGCATCGCCGCTGCTCTTCTTGAACCGCTTGCGCATTTCGGCCTTGGTCATCCAGGCGCGACGGGCTACCCATGGCACCTCAGACCATTTGCGGGCCGGCGGGTGCAGGAAGTCCTTGCGGTCAAGATGCTCAACGCATACCTTCTTGCCGTCCTCGTCCTCGTATGTGACCCACATCTGGCCGCGATTATAGAATATGAGATCGTCGCGGGTGCAGAGCATCGCCTCGTCGATGCAGGTGCGATCGAATGCAGACGTGACAGACCGCTCCAGAAGCTCAGCCGTGGTATTCGGCAGCGGACGACGGTCCTTGAACTGTGGCGAGACGACTGGCTGCGGCGGGCGGGCATAGACGGCCGGCTTCATGATCTCCATGGATGACCAGAACAGGTCATAGTCGGGATCGAGCCATTCGCCTTCTACCTGCCCTTCGCGGCTATAGACCTCGTCGATCCGATCGCACAGCGCCTGCCATGCGTTCATCGCATGTTCGGCCTTCTTGATCGCTGAGAGAACGCGCGCAGACGACTTCGCATCGCCCTCTACCTCTAGGGTGTCGGCGTGTTCTTCTTCGATGATGTCGGTCAATAGCGCCTCTTCTGCCCTGGCAGGGCTGGAGCAATCGCGTAGCCGTCGTCTATGGTGGAGAAGACGGGCTTGGGCTTTTCGGGCTTGGGCTCTGGAATGTTGCGCCATGCCATGGCGAGGTAGCGAAAGGCGTCGGACAGATGCGACGACCAATCATGTACTTCCGTCGCCTTATATGTCTTCTTATCGTCGTCCCACTCGCGCCGGTACTGCTCTAGCGCTGAGATACCTTGTTCCTCTGTGCGAGGATGGAACAAACAGCGGGCCAATGTCTTGCGAACCGCATTGATGCCATCCAGCTTCGAAGCGAGCGGTACGACCTGCGGATGAAGGCCTAGCCCCTGCATCGTCTCAACGCGGGTTCGGCCTGTGCCCCATTCCTTCACGCGGGCATCATGCGGGACAAAGTCAACGCCGTCCTTCCATCCATGCAGGGCTTTGCGCTGCTCTATGATCTCTGCATAATGATCGACACCCGCGCCAGACTGCGAATAGCAATCGAGGATGAACACCTGCATTCCGACGACCTGGAACCACCAAATCGAGGTATCGTCTTTCACCCCGATGTCCCAGGCGCGATGAACCGGACGCTCCGGGTCGTGAACACAATCGGTTGAGATGCGCCCTTCCTTGCGGACGTTGACCATCTCACGGGCATAGAATGCGCCGAGGATCGCGGCATTGAACGAGCACTCATATTCCTGCTCGAACTGCGCTCTGCCTATGTCCTCGCCGTAGAGAGCAATGTATTCCGCTAGGCTTTCTTCCAGCTGTTGGGGCGAAAGAGCCTTGGTATCGTAGATGCTGAGAACTTCAGCGAACCACCGCGGGTTACCAGCAGCCATTTCCAGCATGGACTTGGCGTGGTTGCGACCGCGAGGCGTGGTGATGAACGCAGCCCAACCGTCGTTCTCTTCAAGCATCGGCCGGATGTAAGCCCATGAAGAAGGATTAGCCAAAGCCCACTCAGATCCGACAAACCCAGCGACACCAGCGCCAACTAGGCTGTTATATCGGTCAGAGCCGATTGCCTGCCATGTCGAGCCATTCAGGAAGCGGATGAACATCTCCTGCTCATTCGTGCTATCCCGCAGATCGTGAGGGAACGCCTCGTCGATCCTTCGTTTGCCGGTATGAGGATTGACCGCTGCCCAGATGGCCTTGCGAGCTTGGGCGTATTCCGGCAGGCAATGCCAGTACGACCCGACGCGCTCGAATGCCGCTACAGCAGTGCGGTGCAGAAGCACGTCATCCTTCCCTGCGCGACGATGCCATATGCCAATCGCTCGCTTGCCGCCCTTCTCAAGATAATCCCACAAGGGGCGCTGGTATGAACGTGGCTGCCAGTTATTCGGCAGATATACCCGTGGCACTATTTGCTGAACCGGTTGATAACCACTTGCACCGGGCCACCATCCTCACCCGTCACCTGCATAGGAAGCACCTTGCCAAGCAATGCCATGAAGGGCCCAGGGTTCTGCACGGCCTGGACCTGGAGATATGCAATGAGGCCACCATTGCCGTCTTCATCTACCTTTTTACCAGCAAGTTCGGCTGCCTGGAGGATCGCATCCTTCAAGAGCGCGGTCGTCTTGTTCGGTGTGCCTTTCTTGCGGCCGGTCTTTGACCTATCCAAACCTACTTTAGGCATGTCTCACCTCAGACACTAACGCCCAGCAACGGCAGCGCCCGCATCAGAATGATCAGCACCGCAATCAGGATGAGCAACACCCGGGCGATCTGCTTGAACCGCGCGTCCATCGGGATCATGTCGAGGAGCATTGCCAGGAGATAGGCGACGATGCCGACAACGATGATCAGCACGAGAAGCCCTATCAGACCTTCGATCATTTCGAACTCCTTGCATTTCTGTAGTTACGGATTAGAATTATGTAGCTACATAATTGGAGACGGCCACGATGGCTATTCGATATTCAGTGACGACCGCCCACAAGACTGAGCTTTCCGAACGAGCGGCCAAGATCGCGCCAATCAAAACAGTCATCCCAGCGCCAGAACATCAGGTGCGTAACCGGCCGGGAAGAAAGCCCTCGACCAAATCGAAGCACCTGCTGACCTTGCGGCTCGACCCCGATATTATTGAGTATTTCCGGTCTACCGGCGAAGGCTGGCAAACCAGGATGAATGATGCTTTGCGAAAGGCTATGGAGCCTTGAGGCTCACGCTCTTTCCTTTCGCTGGGTTGGGGAGTGGTTAGGCGGGTCGTCGGACGCCAATCGCCTTGACGCGATGCCGCTCGCGCAGACGAACGAAGCCGCACTGGTGTTCGAATTTTTCAGGCGCCTCAACAGTCATCGACCATAGAGGCTGGACGTCTTCACTGCTGTAAGCGACCTCATCCCACCAAGCTTTGCTTTGCGAAGCGGCGTTCTCGGACATAACTCTCTCCATAGAAAACCCGCCCTGCGTTAACAGGACGGGCTGATGGGTACGGGAAGCTCCTCTATTTACATAGAAATTCTACCGTGATACCATCAAAGCAGTATCAGGAGATGACTATGTCAAATAGCAATCAGGCCGACCACAAATTCATGTTGCGCGTCCCGTCGCAGTTAGCGAGCAGGGTAAAAGAATGGGCCGCGAAGAATGGGCGATCTATGAACTCTGAGATCACGTTCGCCCTAGAAAAAGCCTACCCTCAACCTCCAGAGCCGGAGAGCCTGAACAAATCTCTTGCCCTTGCTTCAAAAGAGGTCCTTGAATCATGGGAGGGTGCTTTAAAGGCATTGGGCCAAGACCCGAAAGGCAACCATCAGCTTATGCGGCTGAAAAAAGCAATCGACACTGCCCTTAAAGACTATTGATGGGTACGGGAAGTCGCGGCGTAACGTTGGGCATCCGCGCTTTGATCTGCCACCGACCCTTTCGGGCTTCCCGATATGTAGATGATCTCCGAACATGCGCTACGGCCAAGAGCACAGACGCCGTTTGCATGGGCGGTTTGAGCCAGATCACCATGTGGCTCGGGAAGGCGGATCGCTCAACTCCGCTGTCTGCATTCCTCTAGCGCGTAAACGCTAACGGCTCTTCCCGATTAGTCGGGCATTCTCGCCCTGTGCCGCTTCTATGAGATCCAGCGGCGGAAACTTGACACGCGGATTTTACAAGGCCGTGTATCCTTGCTTCAGGTTTTCAGCGCGCTCCCGAAGATTAGGTCTTTCCCTCGTCACGATTTGGAGTCGTGGCCCCGGATCCAGCCAAATCGTCCAGATATCCGGGCAGCCCGTTGAGGCTATTGCCTCGAATGGCTTTGGAATACTCCCTGGCTTGTTCCGTCTAACTGGCGGAGTCACCAGCTTCGATCCAACGCTATATTCCAAACTGGAAATTTAGGCGGTCTTTTCCCATAGCCCCGGATCATCACCAGGACGTGGGCCGGCGAAACCGCTCTGAACACCCACATAGATCACGCGCAAATCAGTTGCGCACAATCTAGCTTGCCTGACGCAGATTTTCAAGCGGGATGTCAACACTCGCGAATCCGTTCAGTGTGTCAATCACAGCTTTCACCTTCCCGCGCGACGACGGACCCAGAACGCGGGCAAGCATCCCTTCAAATGGCGCTCCGTCTGCGATCTTGGCTATGGTGTTGGCCGGGAACATTTCCTCCACCTCTCGGCGTGTTAGCTTGTTCTGTGCGGCCAATTCTCGTCTGATGCGCTGCTCTCGACGGGCGACGAAGTTCTGGTGAGCCTCGTCTTCCGCATCGCGCATCGCTTCGATGTCACTGGCGCTGAACCGGACAGGAGGCATATCCTTGACGGGCTTGAGGAGGCACATGACGCCGTCGATCGCCCTCACCTCCTCGAAATTCATGCGAGGAAGGCTGACGAAGGTATAGCCAACCAGCATCGGGAAGCGCTTCTCCATCCACTGCTTTGTGCGATGGTGCTTTGTTTCGATGCTGAAGGCTGGCATGAAACACTCGACGCCTTCCTTCCGCAGATTGCGCTCGATCATGGTCTCAAGACGATATTGCTCATTCGCTGCATCCCACTTGGATGCCATGCGCTGATAGCCTGGTTTCGTTCGTATCGCGTACCAATGGGTATTTGCCGCCGCCATGCTGTTCCTCGCTATATGAAAATCGCAATTGCAATGAGTAGAGTGGCACACAGAAAAATAGCCCCGACGCTTGCAGGATGCCGCCATGCATCGAAAAACCCGCGCCAGAAAGAAGGCCAATGCATCATGCGATCCACCCGCTGCGAATTGCTTTGGAGACAATCGCCGAATCCTTTCTGACGACCTTGGCTCGATCGCAGGCTTCTCGGATCTGTTGGCATACGAAAGCTTCTGAAACACCAAATTTCTGTGCCACGAATTTCCGAACATTTCCGTCGGCCAACAGTGCGACAATCTCTGTTTGGCGAGGGGTAAGGGGGTTGATTGTTACATTCTGGTTCATCTCATCACCTCAATATCGTATCCCATGCCTCGAAGACTTGCGGCGGCGCTCTTGTCGCCCTTCATCGCCTTGCGAAGTAGATCCATCTTTTCCTTTGCCACCCGCGGCGCTTCAGGCTTCGGAACGGGCGGCTCGATCTTCGGCCGGCGCTGTGCTGCCAGCATGCTTGCTTCGTCCCGGCACCGCTCGGCAAACTCTGCGCAGGACGGGGCGAAGGCGTTGTTCTCGCGCTTCACCTTGCCCTGCATGTAGGCTATAGAGGCGTTTCTGATGGCTTCGAACTGAATATCGTGCGTGGCCAGCAGATACGCCCCAAGCTGGGCATCGGGATCAGTGACGGTTGAGGCTGGGAAGCCCGAAAGCATCGCTGAGATAACCGTGGCTGGCGTTGAAGTCATTTGCGGCGTCCCTTATCGTCCTGCGTCCGTTTCGGTTGGTGGTCGGGTCCGGCTCATCCCAATAGCTTTCAGCCCGGAGCCATGTCGCCGGGTATGGGACGAACTGAGGATCGCGCCGGCTGAGATCCGCGAGGTTGCGCGCCAGGCCGCTCATGATGTCCTCGACCGTATGGCCCTTCTTCAGGGCTTGGTTCCATGCCTTCTCTGCATCGCCGCGGGCTTTCTTTCGGGGGTAAACGCTGTAAAAGTCTGCGAATTGGCTCATTGCTAAACCTCGATTATCTTTGTCATGGGATGCATCGCGTGGACGATGGCCCGCTTCAGTTTGTACTCAGGGGTACGAAATCCTTTGGCATCCTCGATCACGCGGCGTTCGCCATCGAAATAGGCGAAATCCGCCACATAGGTCGCCTGACGGCCGCTGTCGTAGAGGACAGGGCGAGTGCCGCAGAAGAGCTTGAACCGGGGCTGGCATTCGAGGTGGGATATATGGCCCGCCTTCTCCAGAAGCTTCAGCTCCTGATACCGCTTGCCTTCCTTGATGCTGTCGAACGTCCGGCCGTCGATCATGACCTTCTTGTTCCGGTATTTCGGCTGCTTCTTGGGGCGATCGGCGATCTGGCGAAGCTGGGCGGAGGAGATGCGCTCGTTCATCGCGTCCACCCTCCCCAGCTTTCGAAGCTCTCCCTCGCCTTCTCCCGTGAAAGCCGGTATGGCTCCGTCTTCTGCTCACCCATCGACGCAAGCGCGTTGTAAATCACGCTCTCATGCACCTTCATGATCAGGGCTATGTCGGCGGTGTCCTTGCCGTCGCTCCAGAGGTCGAGCATTCTCTTGCTGTCGGGTGCGTTCACTGTCCCGCTCCCTCTGTAGATCGCTTGTCGAGGGGCTTCATGCTGCCACCTCGTCAAACTTGGTTGCTTCATTGCCGAACGAATGCCAGCCGGGGCGGCTCTCACGGGCGAACACGTCGGCGCGGCGAGCTTGCGGCATTACCCGATCGCACATGGCATAGAATTCGTCTGGCTTTCGGCTGTGTTCTCGGGCGATTCCGTCGAATATCGTTTGAGGAATCGCCGTCTGTTTGGGGTTCCCGAGCGTGGCAACAACTACGACCTCTCCGGTCGTGCGGACACGATAACCAGTGCCCATTCGGATCTTGCCGGCCGGCGTCGTCTTGCGCCACATCAGCACCGACTTGTATTCGAAGCCCCATGCCTTGACGCACTCGATCGCCAAAGGCAGTTGCGGCGCGGTCGCCCAGCAGTAGAGAAGGCAGTCCATCGACGCGAGCTTCCCCACAGGCATGGCCAGGATATCGGCATCATTCATCAGGTCATATTTTGCGAGAGCCGACTTCTTCGCGCCTTCCTTGCTGTAGAGATCAAAACCCCAAGGGGGATCAATCACCAACAGTTCGTAGTGCAGCGGAATCAGAGGATCGAAGAACCAGCCGCTCTCCATCGTCTCAGTCCTCTTCCTTCATGGGGTGGGAGGGGGTGGAAAGCGCCGGGCGGTTATGGCCCGGGCATGGATCAACACGATCCAGCCCAGCGAATGTGCATCCGCAATCGTGACAGACGCCACCAGCGCTCCATTCGTGGAACTTGTGCCCCTCCATTTGAGGCTGGCGCGCCTGTGCCTGCGGTGTGTGTTCCTTGCTCATTCGTCGCGGTCCTTCCGAAGTTGGTCGCCTTTTGCCGTAAGTCCGTATCCGGCCCCGTGGGGTTCACCGTCATCAGTCCAAGAGCATCGGTAAAATTCCAGCAGCCCCTTGCGAGCCAATCCGCGCACTGCTCTGCGGACCTTCGTCCGATCTATTTCGGCACGTTGCGCAACGGTGCTGAACGAGATAACGCTGAAATCGACATCGCAATCTTTCCATGCGCGGAAGGCCTTGGCCTCGTATCCCGTCAGCCTCATCACTCACGCCTCTTCTGCTTCAGCTTTGCCAACTGCAGGCACAGCCATTCTCGCGCCCGTCGAAACAGGCTCTTGGTTAGTCTCTTCATGATTTATCCCTAGACGAGCCGCCCTGTAACGTTCGGCTGCTTCCTCGTTAGCTACGCAGGCCTTGTCATAGGCGATCATGAGCGCCCGATAGACTGACCCCGCAACGTCCTTCATCTCTGCCGTCTTGTATTGAAGGCGGAACAGGTAGCTTTCTGGAATGCCAGTATTCTTTGCCAGCCGGTAACGGGCTGATTTTTCCTTATCGCCACGGCCGCGAAACTCTCTGTTCATGAGAGCGTCGGCCCAGCCTTTTGCTTCACTTAACGCCAAACTTGTCATCTTATCCTCGGAAGCGTTCTTTCCGGATCCGGAAAACCATTTTCCTAACATTCGTCATTTCCTGTGCGATTGATGATCCGCCAACGACGGAGCTTTCAGATGCACAGGACTTCAATTGAAGATGCAGAAACCGGCCATCCGGGAAGATATTCGGTCTCTGCATCTGGTCCGCCGCTCGCGGGTGCCGTTGTTCTTTCTTTTCCTCTTCCCTGCCCAACTGCCGCCATGGCTTGGGAAGATGAGGCCAGCTTGCCTGAAGATCCGCCGTCAATAGGCGAGCTGGCCGTCCGTATCGTGGGGAACTTCAAGCTCCCTAGATTGTTTGTGAGAGTGGCCGGCCCGGAGGGGGAGGACTAAAGCCGGCCACTCTCTTTTGATCGCTAGGTGGGAGGACCCCGCGATCAAACTGCTTTGTCGAGGAAGATGGCTTCCGTGCCGGTCTCCTGGCGGTCAATGCGCTCAAGGGATTTTGCTCTGGAGAACCAAGCGGCCGTCACGATCGCTAGGCCGAACCAGACAATGCCGGCGATGACGCCAAGGCCGAATGTGGTGAGCGTGGTCATGGCGTTACTCTCCGTTGGTGAAGTGGTTGGGGACTACTCGGTAGGCGATGATGTCGCTGTTTTTACCCAGGTGGGTCCACCGGAGATCGGCCGCCCTAAATTCCTCTGGACGCCAGATCGCATCAGGCTCCGTATCGCATCGCCGTTTGAAATCTACGACCGTATCAGGAGCAACCGGGCAGATACCTCCCTCGTGCTCGATCCATTCGGCAGCTTCGAGCGCCTTCTCGTGTCTCTCGTCGGTCATGTTGGGGTTCCTTTCGGAGCGGCGGGGAGAGGCATCCAATGCGTGGGCTGACGCGGGTACGAAACCGGGTATCGGTCTACTTTGATCATCGGCCCAAATTTAAAGTCGCCCCGCTTGTTGCGCTCAGATGGAAAGTAAAGGATGTGCTCCCCGCGCGACGCCGTGCTGATGTCTTGCCACTGGTCACGCTGGCGTTCTGCGAAGATGGCGGCGGCGATGATTTGGATGTCTTCGCCACCGAATGTCGGGGCTTCGAGCGCTGCATCAAATGCCTTTTCCGCCGCATCCATGATGTCTTTCGGGATGTCGCTCATCTACTCGCTCTCCTTATTCTGGGAGGGTTGGCGGGTGTTCCACAGGGCAATAGCCTTGGAAGGGTCGAGATCGGCAGCGCCAGTCACGCCGCAGACGCAGGCAACACGGTATGCGCGTTTGCCGATCGCGCTCTTGAACTCGGTAAGGTATACGCCGGCGTCCATGGTGGCGTTGTCGTCGCTGTCGTCATGGCCACTGAAAGGGCACGGAAGAAGGGACCCGCTCACTTCGCACCTTCCTTCGCCTTGGCCGCAAACCGGCTCGGGCCTTTCGGGTTATGACGGTCTCTGCCTTCTATGGAGCGCTGAGCGAATATGTCGTCGAGGGGCTTGGGGATGGGGGTCATGGCTTCACGACGCCTAGGGCAACGGCCACCTTGACACCTTCACGGGTCAGGAAATTCCAGCCATCATGACGATCGACATAGCCAACCTTCACCAGTTCATCTCGATCAGACTTGCTGATGAGATCGCCGTCCCAAACGAGGCCCTTGATAGCCATATGCATGATTGTTTCGGTACGGTTGCTCATTGCCCCTCACTCTCCGTTTCCGTTTGCCGGTGGCTGTGGAAGAGGCATCCAGTGGGTGGCGCTGGCACAAAGACGGCTCCTGATGCCGATAGATTCAAACCACCCCGCCGGGCGTTGAAGATGAAGTGTCCCGAACCTGTCGGCATATGCCTCTCTCTGCGCGCGCCACGAAACAATAGACGGGAGACACACACCGTCAGTGATGAGTATGTAATGGACAGCGTCCTCATTCGTCTTCGGAGCCGTCTCGATTGGTTGCCACTCGCTCATGATGCCGCCTCCGTGGCCCAATCTGGTGTTGGTAGCCGTGCCTCAACCAAGGCGTCGAAAGCCATGCTCCTAGCCTCCTCGTCCTTCGAAAAGGCAAGCGTATGCCACCCGTAAAGAGCCGTTTGAGCCTGGATGAGATCGAGCAATTTTTCCCAAACACCAGTTTCCTTGAGGAGCTTCACCCTGTTCGAACCGGCATTCTTGCCTTTGAACCCAAGATCATGGGAGGCAACCCAATCCGGCCCCATGCCAAAATGGCGGGCAAGCATCATGTCATCATCGATAGACCAACGTCTGCTCATCAGTTCGCCTCTATATGTTTGGCTTTGGAGAGTTTCGCCTGATGATTAGACGCTGGCGAAATCCAGTCGGCCGGGAGGTTCTTGAGGTTGGAAAACCCGAGAACCTGTCTCCGCTTCTTCGGTATGGAATTGATCTGGACGTAGAGTTGCGTCATGCCTCCGTTGCGAGTGATGCAGCCCGGGAAGAGCGTTTCAGCAGCCGTCCAGTAATCGTCCTCCCCCTTGAGCATGGACGTTTTGACGCCTCTCGCCCCGAGCATCGCCCGGAGCCCTTCATGGGCGAATGCAGAGTTTGCAGCCCGTCGCTGCGATCTTTCCGCCAGCAGCTTTTCCAGTTCAGAGAGAAGCTTGCGCCCGTTCTCTTCGGTCTGGCTGTTGAAGTTGAACCCGCCGTGCTCGGCCAATTCCGCGTCTCGAATGTCGGTCGCGACACATACCGCGGCCCAATAGTGCGTCAGCGCCGGATCGCTCAGGTTCGCTTGCTGGAACCGCAGACGGGTGGCGCAGAGCGGATAAGCGGAGACATTCAACATCACTGTGCCGCCTCCAACTCCAACACCCTCGCCCAAGCATCCTTGCGGAGTTGTTCCAAACGCTTGGTGTACTGGTCGGATGCTTCAATATGAGCCGCAGGGAATGCAATCTTCCTGCAGGCATTCCAGCACTCGACGAGGCGCTCCCCGTCTATCCCCTCCTTTGGAAAGGAAACGATCGGTCTTTCGGAGTTGCCGAGGCAAATGTGGAACATCTCTATCCCGGCAGAATCCGGCTCTTCAACCCAAAAGGTAAGCTGCGGGAAAGCCTTAAATTCGCTCATGCCGCCGTCTCCCGAGCTGCAAGGTTAGCCACGTACAACTCGTCTGGACTGGTTTCTGCTAGCGACATGAGTAGCGGCCAGTGACGGTCCGGGATGCCAATTTTCGACCACTTGTAGACTGCGTCATAAGTCAAAGGACGCTTTCCAGAAGCGTCTACTGGCCCGCTTGCTTCGCTGATCCTACGGGCCCCGCCCGCCGCCGTGATGATGTCTGCTATGGTTCTCATGCCTGCCTTTATACGGAATTAAATTCCATCTTTCAAGCACGGATTTCAGTAACCTTGAATTATTTTCAAAGATAAGACTCCGGTATGGATTGGTCTTCGCGCTTACACAGAACGTTCGAGAAAACCGGCTGGAGCAAGATGGAGCTCTCGCGGCGCTCTGGCGTGTCTTACGACAACGTCAACAAATACCTGGCCGGAAAGGTCGAGAAGCCACGGGGCGCAACCCTGTCTGCGTTGGCTCGGGCTTTGGAGGTGGACGAGTTGTGGCTGGAGAAAGGTATTGACCCGGACAACCCTACTCGTCTTGTGCCCCTGAAGGGATTTATCGGCGCTGGCGGCCACATTGAAGCTATCGAGCAAGGCCCAGAAGAGATCGAGGCTCCCGCCGACTCCCATCCCGACACCGTGGCGGCAGAGATCAGGGGTGACTCTCAATTGCCTGTCCTACATGACGGATGGATCATATACTGGTCGATCGCCAAACCGGCTTATGAGATGATAAACCAGCTCGCCGTTGTCCAACTTTCTGACGGCCGCATCATGGTCAAGACGCTTCGGAATGGGTCTAAGCCAGGAATGTACACCCTCACCAGTTTCAACGCTGCAGATATCGTTGATGTGCCGGTCGATTGGGCTGCGAAGATCGATTGGATCAAGCCCCGTTGAGTCTAATTTTTAGACTACATAGATATTAGGTCTTTATCTTTATCTTCCTTAAGAGAATATATAGACCTAATATCTCTGGGTCTAATTTTTAGACTCAATTTTCCCGAGAACGCCTCCAGACTTCGTCTCCGGTGAAGGGCATTGAGTAGAAGCTCCCCTCAGCGTGATACGTCTCCACGGTCAGGAAACCCGCCTTCTTGAGCTCTTTAATGGCATTGGCAAGAGTTCCCCTGCTCATGTGGGCGTTCTCGCAAAGCCATTCATACCTGGGCCTGACCCGTTCTCGGGTGTCAGGCTGCAAGAAGGTTGCAAACAACAATCCCACCCGAACGGCGGCCGAACCCACCTCGTCGCACCGAGCGAGTTCATAAAGCCAATCGACCCGGTTTTTGTGCCACTGCGCAACGTAATCATCCATACCCCCTCATAGCATTGGAATTTTTTTCCGTCTATCCATGTTGGAATTTTTTTCAACATTGGCGTTGACATTGAATTTAATTCCATGCGATAACTCCTCAACACCACAGCGAGGCAAGACCTTCGCAAACGAGGAGAAGACGATGGCTTACTGGACGGTAGTTGGGGACGCCCGCAACGACGCAGCCAAGGCACGCGACTGGCGCGCTCATACCGCTCAGACGGATTGGGACGCCGAAATGCTCCGCTTGGAAAAGGAAGCTGAACTTATTCGCGACACCGAAATTGGGCCGCGTGCCGACCGGAAGGTCGAAGCTCTGCGCCGTGAATGGAAGTCAGCTTTCTACAACAAGTATTTTGCAGAGCACGGGCGTCAACATCCCGATTTGCTTTGATCCCCTTCGATATCCGCCCCTCACCGGACGGATATCGAATTGGACCACCGGTCTGCAAGACCAGATCGATAAACGGAACTGGAGATGAAGATGGACAGCATCAAAGACAGGCTTGAGCAGGCGAACGTCAGGATCGATAAACTAATCTGGATCCCAGGCGCCGTCGCTGCGATGTCAATCCCGGAAGATCTCAAGGACCTAATCGTCGATGAGCTCTATAACGGCGACCACGCGCAGGTCATTGCGAAGCTGCCTAGGCTGGCAGGAGTTCTGTCGAGCGCCGATGAGCCGGACGAGGACTGGATCAACGAAGTCCTTTATCCCGAATCTGGCTTCTTCGCCAAGCTGGCTCGGCCCATTCCGACGCAATTCTACAGCGAAACAAGCCATGAATTTTCATGGGGATATTACCAGATTAAATGGGTTCATGTCGACGACATGGACGAGCTAACCGCGCTTGCGGAGGCGTTTTCCGAAGATGTGGTCAAGCGCGCTTACCTGAAATCTCAAGCGACCGACTGAACCCACACTCTCCCTCGTAAGGAACACGTACATGGCAGACAGCAAGCAGAGTTTCACACCGGGACCGTGGACGTTTAAGCGAGACGCCCAGTACTATTTTTCGGTCTATTCTGACGCCGGCCAGAGAGTTGCGACAGCAAGCGACTTGATAGCGGACAAGGGCAAAGCGAATGCCCAATTGATTTCCGCTGCTCCCGACCTTTTGGCGGCGCTGAAGGATCTAGCCGACTACCACAGTGCGGACCTGAATAGCGATTTCGGCAATGAGGCTGCGCGCATGCACCGCGCTCTCGAAGCCATCGCCAAGGCAGGAGGCTGAAATGTCCTTCGTCACCCGCTTCCACATCTCCCGGCTGACCGATGCGAACGCCACGGAATACTACGCCCTGACCAATGATCGGGACGACTGGACGCGGGATCGTCGTGACGCCGTTGAGTTCTCCACCTTCGAAAGAGCCGCGCGCCGTGCTGATCGTGTCGGCGGCGAGGCCTTCGAGTTCACCCGACCGGCAACCGCCCTTGAGGTGCTGATGCTGAGCCGTCCCATCCAAATTCACCTTCAAGCTGCGGAGTAAGATTATGAACGAGAAGATCAATTTCGCAATGGCCAAGTATGCGGCTGCAGAAGTCCTCGAAGGGCTGATCGCCACGCAACACGCCGAGAAGTACCGCGATATCCACCTCGACACGGTCGAACAGAACTTCGTCGATCTCGCCCGCGAGCTTGGTTTCGCCGTCTACCCACTCCCTGCCTACATCGACACCCTTCCCCGTGGGGCCTCTCTTGCTGAGGAGGCGCGGTGATGTCTGCCGAATTGACGCACATTGCCTGCCCCTGCACGACGTTCGAACAGGACGAGGATTGCCCTGTCGGTATGCCGTCCCTGCTTTGCAGCGTCTGCGACGGGAAGGGCGTTGCCACGATTGATGACGTCGTCGCCCTTGCGGCCGAGATGCTGAAGGTCGCTGAACAGGTTGGCGAACTGGAAGATCCATTCGCGGCATGGGAGAGCATCGAACTCCTCAAGTCTGGTTCTCTTGTGGGCAGAACAGAAAATCAGCCGCGCTGTGGCGTTATTGGCTGGCCGCCGCTTAAGAAGGCTCTTTGGGATGCGGTGATAGCGACAAATGTCAATTCCCCTCACTACATCAGTGCTTGGGATTTGACTGACCGTCTTTATGCGGCCGCTCTTTCCGCCACCTCCCCCACCCTTCCGGTAGGAGGAAGCGATGAGTAGCCTAGACGCAAGACGCGCTGCTGACGAAGAAATGCCAGAGCGGATTTGGGCCGTGAAATCCATCAGGCCCGGTTGCGTGGTTAGCTTTGACACGCCGAGCCTGGATTACAACAACGAATATATCCGTGCCGATCTGGCTAATGCCAAGGACGCCGAGATCGCGCGGCTCCGCCATCTGCTTAAACAGCGTGACCGGATGGCCGAGGCGTCTCGGAAGTTCTGGGTCAGGGCGGCGAAGAAGGCCATGGCGCCGAAGGGGGACTTTAGCGAGCTGCGCAATCGCGTCGAGCTTTCGGAAGCCGAACCCATGCAGATCACCCAATCTGGAGGTGACGATGCGTGACACCCTCACCCAACAGATAGCCCTCGTCGGAACATTCGCTCTCGTAGGCGCCCTTATCTGCTTCGGAGCTTCCTATGGGGCTGATGAAAGCAAGAGGCTGGCGAAAATCAATCAGGAGGTTTCTGTCACATGGCGGTAGCTGAGGAATACGCCCGTCACGCCCGCTGGTGCCGGCAACATGCCGAAGAGTACCGCAAGGACGCTGACGAGGCTTTGAAGCAATACCTCCCGAGCATCGGAGAGAGAACCTACCGCGAATGCATGGAAGAGGCTGCTCAGTTTGACGAAGAAGCGGCCTGGTACGAACAACAAGCGAGGTCTTGGCAATGAGCGCAGTCGCATCCATCGGGCATAATGGACCACCAGAGCCTACCCCCTTCGAGCTTTCGAAGCAAGAGATAACCGATCTCTACGCCGAGGCCAAACTATGGCTGGACGGGGAGCCCGTCACCACCCAGCAGCAGGCCGACGCACTCAGCACCTTGAAGGACAAAATCAAGAAGGCGGCGAAGACTGCTGACGAAAACCGCAAGCTCGACATCAAGCCGTATCAGGAGGAAGTAGACGCCATCCAAGCGGCCTATAACGAACTGATCGGCAAGAACAAGAGCGTTACCGGACTCGCTGTCAAGGCTGAGGAAGCTGTCAACGCCGCCCTGAAGCCGTATCTTCTCGAACTGGACAGGAAGCAGCAAGAAGCCGCCCGCCTCGCCCGCGAGGAAGCCGACCGGAAGCGGGAGGAAGCCCTTGCCGCCATACGCCAGCGCGACGAGGCCAACCTCGCGGAACGCGAACAAGCCGAATTGCTCGTCAGGCAGGCCAAGGAAGCCGACGAGGCAGCTCGCAAGGCGGAAGGCGCCAAGGCTCACGCCAAGGGCGAAGGACGCGCCACCGGGCTCCGTACCGTCCACCGCGCCGTCATGACAGACGCCAAGGAAGCTGCGGCATGGGTATGGGTGACGCGCCGCGACGAGCTGATGGTCTTCATTCAGGACCAAGCCGACAAGGCTGTGCGCGCCGGTACCCGCAAAATCCAGGGGTTCGATATCGTTGAGGAGAAGGTGCTGTGAAGGCCAAGACCATCAAGAAAGTCATAAAGGCCAAGGTCGATGACTGGATTTCCTCCATAGAGGACGAGACGGTCCGTGGCCTGGCGGCAAAGAACACTGTGGTTACAGGCGGGTGCATCGCATCCATGCTTCTGAACGAGGAGGTCAACGATTTCGACCTCTACTTCACGAACAAGGAAACGACCGTAGCCGTAGCGAAATATTACGTCAGCCGGTTCCATTCCAAAAACAAGGCTGGGATCGAAGTCCCGATCTATGTTGACCACGATACAGACCGAGTTCGGATCGTAGTCAAGTCCGCCGGGATCGCCAGCGAGGAAGGCTCGGAAAAGCCTTATGAGTATTTTGAAGGCCGTCCTGACGACGCGGCCGGCGAGTATGTCAGCGAAGTTCTCGGCGATGCGGGTGACATAGAGCAGGCTTTGGAAGAAACCACGGAAGCCGCTCTGGCGGTTGATGACGGCAAGCCAAAGTATAGGCCGGTGTTCCTGTCTACGAACGCAATCACCCTTAGTCATAAGGTGCAGATCGTCCTTCGCTTCTACGGAAGCGCCGACAAGATCCACGAGAACTACGACTACGTGCACTGCACAAATTACTGGACCAATAATGACGATGAGTTGGTCCTGAGGCAGCCGGCCCTTGAAAGCCTTCTGGCGAAAGAACTTCGCTATGTCGGCAGCAAGTACCCGATTTGCTCCGTCATTCGGCTTCGGAAGTTCATCAAGCGTGGGTGGACCGTCAACGCCGGCCAAATCCTCAAGATGATGCTGCAGATCAGCGAGTTGGATCTCAAGGACCACGCGGTCCTTCAGGACCAGCTTACCGGCGTGGATGCAGCGTATTTCGTTCAGCTCGTCTCGAAGGTGAAAGAGAAAGACCCGGAAAAGGTCAACTCCGCTTACCTCGTTGAAATCATAGATCGGATGTTCTGATGACGCAGTTTACCGATATCCAGATTGACTCGCTCAAGGCACCCCTTGCGCGTGATGCGGTGAAAACCCGCGAACAAGGCAAATCCACCCTCTCCTATATCGAGGCATGGCATGCGATCGACGAGGCCAACCGCATTTTCGGTTTCGACGCGTGGGACCGGGAGACTGTCGAGTGCCGTTGCGTCATGGAGCGGGAACGCAAGATCGGTCAAGGCCAGTATCAGCGCGACGGCTGGGGCGTGACGTACACCGCCAAGGTTCGCATCACCGTAGGTCGCATCATCCGCGAAGGAACCGGAGCCGGCCACGGCATCGATGCAGACCTTGGGCTTGCCCATGAGAGCGCCATCAAGGAGGCGGAGTCCGACGCAATGAAGCGCGCGCTCATGACATTCGGAAACCCGTTCGGCCTGGCGCTCTACGACAAGACGCAATCGAACGTGGAAGGTACGACGCCGCCCACCAGCCAGCCTCCTAAGCAGGAAACCCAGAAAGCCGCGTCAAAGGATCAGACCAATAGGGAGCTTTACGCCAAGCTCGTCGAGGACATGCGCCTCTGCAAAGCCACGGCGGATCTTGCGCGGTGGTGGAAGGACGCCGAGTGCGTTCAGTTTCGCAAGAAACTCCCGAGCGACTGGCAGAAGAATCTTCATGATGAGTTCGTGGCCTTGGGCTTCGAACTGAAACGGGAGGAAGATGCGGGGAAGGTCGTAGACGACATCCAAGACACCTTCCCAGGATCAACCGTAGTTAACGAGCGCATCATGCACCCGCTCATGGCAGGAGAATAGCAACATGGCCGGTAGCGTGAACAAAGTTATCCTCGTCGGCAACGTCGGAGCCGATCCAGAAATCCGCCGCACTCAGTCAGGCTCGGCAATCGGAAACCTGCGCATCGCCACCTCCGAGACATGGAGGGATAAGAACACCGGCGAGAAGAAGGAACGCACGGAGTGGCACTCGGTCGTGGTCTTCACCGAAGGCTTGGTCAAGGTCGTTGAGCAATACGTCAAGAAGGGCTCGAAACTCTATATCGAGGGTCAGCTCCAGACCCGGAAGTGGCAGGACCAGAGCGGGAATGATCGGTATTCGACCGAGATCGTCTTGCAGGGCTTTAACGCCGTCCTGACCATGCTCGACGGCCCCAGTGGTGGTGAACGCCAATCTCAGCCAAGCCGGTCATTGAGCGAAGACCTCAGTGACGACGTACCTTTTCTGTGAGGTGAGGTATGGCCGAACGCTTCGTCCTCATCAACGACCACGTAAGAAGGAATGCCTTGGCAGCGGTCAACTCCGCCCCGGTCGGGTTCACCGTGGCTGTTGCCGAGCCGAAGCGTTCCACAGACCAGAACGCCAAGTTCCACGCCATTTGCACCGACATCGCCAATTCCCATGCATCCGTATGGGCTGGCAAAAAGAGGAATGCGGACGAGTGGAAGGTTCTGCTTGTCTCGGCCCACACCAAGGCGACGGCCGGCGAGGTCGAGTTCGTTCCCGGCCTCGAAGGCGAGTTCGTCAACATCCGGGAAAGCACCTCCCGAATGTCTGTTGGCCGCGCGGCCAGCCTTATCACCTATGCGATTGCCTTTTGCGACGAACATGGCGTCGTCCTCAAGGAAACGACCAAGCACGGCTTCATACGCGAAGCCGCCAATGATCGGAGATCAGCATGACCACTACCCACGTCAAAGCCCACACTCGCACCAAGCCCGAAAAGCCGAAGGCGTACATCTATACCCACATGGCTATGTTCTCCCGACGCTCCGACGCGATCATGTTCGCCCAGCGTCATGGCGTCCTTCTCGTCTCGGAAGACGACGTCCGTCTTCATGCTCCGATCCCAGAGCCAGCACATGGTGCCAGGCTATCCCTGTCGCAGATCAGCAATCAGTTGAAGCAGTTGTTAGGGAGGCGTTCATGAGCGGCTTTCGCATCGCGGCGAATACTCAGCCATTCGTCATCCCAAAGCGGCGCCCGGAGAAGAAGCCTGATTTCATCCGGTGGCTTCATTTGCTCCCCTGTGCGGTTTCCGACCGATATGGCGTAGAGGCTGCACATGTCTCCTACGCCGACCCCTGGTACGGCTGCTATGGGCGAGGCAAGGGCACGAAGGTTCCTGACCTATTCGCCGTGCCGCTTCACCCAGAGGAGCATAGGCGGCAGCACAACGGGAATGAAAGAGCCTACTGGGAGGCGACCGGGATAAACCCGCACGAACTCAGCCTCTGCTTGTTCGCGATCTACAGCATGTACGATTCAGATTCCGCCGTCGAGCGCGCTACCGCCCGCATCCGGGCGGGCATCGAAAGGGTAAAGTCATGACCAACCTACAGATCATTCGAGATCGCATGCAGCATCTGACATACAGCGAGATAATGATGATAGCCGAGTGGTTCGCCGCCATTGATAAACCAGGTGATGAACTGAACGATTCATCTTTCTGGGCATACTCCCTCAATGAGTGGGCTCACAACGCGGTCTTCCCTGAAGACGATGACAGCGCCGAGGACCAGCCATGACCGTCACACCAGACCAAGCCATAGCGCAGATCCGGGAGGCTTTAGAAAAGGTCGAAGTTTGCGAGTGGTTCGTGGACCCGAAGCCAACCAACAGTGGCCTTACCCGCGTCGATGACGGCAAGTCATCCGGCATCTTCCCCATTCGCGGGGAGACTTTCGAGATGGAATACGTCGCCGCCTGCAATCCTCAGAACATGAGTGTCCTCCTAGCAGAAATCGACGCCCTTCAACATGACATAGAACGCCATGTCGATATCGCCGCCGCCCTCGCATCCCAAGCACAGAGCGGGGAGACGGTGGAGACACCAGCGCCCTCATCACTTTTGGTGGGGTCGGCGGAGCCAGATGGCTGGATCTGCGAAGATGAGTTCACGCTTGAAGCCGATCAGCGCGATGAGTGGGTCGAGGAAGGCCTTGAACCGAAGCCTTTCTATTTCGCACCCCCGGCACCTCAGACACAAATGCAGTGGACGCATGTGAAGCGGTCACCGGAGGCCGCCGGCGCGAACTTGTATAAGCTCCGGGGAGCGCCAATCCCATCACCCGCACCGAGGGAGGTGGTGGCTTGCGACTGCACGAAAGTCGCTCAGGATGAAACCTGCCCTGTCGGCTATCCTTCTCTGCTTTGCGATGAATGCGACGGGAAGGGCGTAGTTCCGGCCCCCTCCACCCCCAACAGCGGGGAGACGAGATGACGACGCCTCTTGACGAAGCGATATCGCCAGCCGGGGCCGTTGCCAAGCTTCAGGCGGTCGGCATATCAATATCGGAGCGGACGCTGCGAGAACGAGCCCGCTCCCTTGGAGCCTGCCGGGTTATAGGCAAGGCGATGTTTCTGATGCCATCTGATCTAGACACAATCATAACCGCCGCAAAGCCGGAGCCCATTTCATGCCAGACGTCTACAAAAGGAAAGGCAGCGACGTCTGGCAGTTTGAGTTCACTGTGGACGGAGTCCGATACAGACGATCTTCTAAGACGAGTGACCGCCGCCTCGCCGAGGACATCGCGATCAAGGCAGAAGACAGGGTCCGTCGTGCCGCTGTCCACGGCGCGGAAGCGGTCCTAACCTTCCCCGAAGCCGTTGCTGAATATGTGAACGATGGCAAGAGCGGACGCTTCACAGCCCCGCTCATCCGGCATTTCCGAAAATGGAAGATGAAGGACATCACCGGCCCCGAAATCCGCAAGGCCGCTAAGATCATATATCCCGACGCTTCGCCATCGACATGGAACCGACAGGTCATAACCCCGATGCGGGCGATCATCAATCACGTCGCAGAGGCCAAGCGGCTCCCGAAGATATCGGTGACGCGCTTCAAGGAAGAGACCAAGCGCCGGCCGGCCGGGAATACCGACTGGCTCAAGGCTTTCTCCAAGACGGCTCGGAAGCTCAACATGCCGGAGACCGCGGCACTCGCCCGGTTCCTGTTCGAGACCGCCACCCGCGTTTCTGAGGCCTGCCGCCTTACGTGGGACGACGTAGACCTGCAGCTCGGCGTGGCATATCTGGAAAAGACAAAGACGGTTCCGAGGAAGGTTTTCCTGACCCGGGCCATGGTCATCGACCTAGCTAACATCCGAAGCCTTCACCCGACCAGGGTATTCGTCGCCGCCAACCGATCGACGGTAAAGAAGCGCATTGACAAGGTGATCAAGGAAGCTGGTCTCGTGCGCCTCACAAGCCATGAGCTAGGGCGCCATGGCTTCGCTACGGAGATGATCGTGAGGAACGGCGTGGACATTGCCACGACGGCAGATCACGGCGGCTGGAAGTCGCGCAGACTGCTGATGGAGACCTATGTGGAGGGGGATGCGGATCGGGAAGTTATCGACCGCGTTTTTGGCAAGAAATGACCTCGATGGCACAGCCAAGTCACAGTCACAGTTCCGAAACAAAATTCTTGACAAGAAAAGTGAATGGAATCAATTCGGTAGCTGTGGTACAAGAGAATAAGTTAACTCCCTTAGCAGGGGAGCGCCTTCGACCACTCGGCCACCTCTCCGGTAACGCCCTGATAGGGGCAATGCCTTTGCTGATCAAGCGTTTTTTCGTCATTTCCGAAAGACTCCTTATAATAGGACCTTGCGGAATACTGCAGGTGGAACCGGAACGGTGCGGGAACGAGTCGGCACAAACGGCACATCCACGGCACAGTGGATTTCTGATTCGTTCCGCGAATCACTTGAAAGGAGGTGGTGCCCCTTGAATATCGACCCAGTTCGTAAGCTAGGATTGTAACCCGCCCCTCTTCGGAGGGGCCACAGGAGATGAGAATGGCAGCCGCTGCCTTGGCCGAAGAAACAGACCCGATCCTGCACTTGCTCCCAGACGATCAGATGGAGCGTGTGCTGGGGCAGCACATGTGCGACATCGACCCGAGTTTTCTCGGCTTCACCGCCATTTATCTTGCGCTCGCCGGGATAATCCCGAAGCACTGGACTATCATTGACCTAGGATGCGCGTACTCGCCGCAAGCATTCGTTTTCAAGGATCACAAGGCGTATATCGGTGTCGATCTTTACACCAAGGAGCGTTTTGCCTCTGCGAACACGCGGCACTACGAAATGCCAATCGCAGACTTCATCGAAAAGCACGCCGATTCATTCGAGAAGGATACCACATTTGCGATCTGCTCTTATGTGCCGCCATGGCATAGCGACAACATGGCGTTAGCGCGCGCTGCCTTCAAAAATGTGTTTACCTACTACCCGGCAGGGTCAGCGCCTAACGTTCCATTTAGCCACAGGATAAGAAAGGAATAGGTAGATGAGAGAAGCTTTTCTGATCGCTGGTAAGATCGCGACGGGGCAGGCAACGGAGCGAGACAGGGTGAGGCTGCAACACCTGTTGGCCGACAAGGCGGCGTCGATGCGGAAGCCCCTAAAGCTGAGGTCGTCTTTAGCCCGGACCTCACAGAGGGATAGGTAGATGACTGAGCGATACCGCACCGGTGAACCTAACCCGCCATGGGATGATCCTACCTCAACGAAAAGCTGGCAAGTATGGCAAGAGCCGTGGTTCCGCGCGCGACATCCAATACACTACCGTATTAACGTCTGGCTAGAAAAATGGGGATGGTAGATGACTGAGACCATGGTGGAGAGAGTTGCCCGGGCGATTTGGAGGACTAGGGAGAACCAGTTCCCGGCTCGGGTTCGCAGGCCAGAGCCCGACACCTTCGACAATGCATCGGGAGCGTGGGATATGGTTCTTGATCAGGCTCGCGCCGCGATCGAGGAAATGCGGGAGCCTACCATGGAAATGATCGACATGAGCTGCGCAGCCTGGATTAAGCTATACCCCGGGTTTGAGGGAGATAGGCCTCAACCGAAAGCAGGAGAAGTTGCGTCAACAATATACATCGCCGCCATCGACGCGGCTTTAAAGGAGTGAGAGATGGCGAGCCGGGTTGACCAGTATATCGTCTACCTAGGAAACAAGCCTAGATCTGTGTGGGCCTACCGAGAGCAGGCTTGCGAGAGCGCCGTGAGGTTGGCGCATGAGACAAAGAAGGCGGCTCGGGTGATTAAGCATACGACAAGCGGCGAGACATTCCTTGTCCACACGGCCAGTCCACAAAAGCCATGAACACCCGCACCACCCACATAGCCACAGCCTGCACCCTTGCTATCCTTATTGGGGTGCCGATAGCTGCTTGGCTCGGGTGGCTCTAGCGGGAGCGCCCTTGCTGTGCTGCCTCTAACCTCTGCACGATTTCCTTGACGACCTTGATGTCCGACGCCTGTTGGTTGAAACCTGATTGCAGATCCCGGATGGAAGTGGTGATCGTCACGGCCGACTGTTCAGCCACCGTCACGCGATAGGTGAGATTGTCGATCTTCCGATCCACCTCGTTGCCGCGGACTTCCTCAGCCCGTAAACGTTCGTTGAAGCTGGCTGTCGTCGCCCTGGTATCCGCAAGCCGCTCCTTGTGGTACTCATCATGAGCTTTCTGCCAGTTCTTGAGCTCCTGGATATCCCGGGTAGTGTTGGCCCACATCCACCCTACCCCGCCTATGATGGTGACGAACTGCACCAAGCTTATCAGGGTGTTGAGGTTCCATTCTAACTTCGCTGCTTTTCTCGGAAGCTGCATATCATCGTTTCCCGTCAAGACCCCGCGCCCTTTTCATATATGCAAGTAAGAATTGAGAAATCGGAGGCAGGTATATTGTTCCTAGCCATCGCGATCCCTGTTCGATCGAGTTGGTCAGACCTGGCGCTCTGGGTCACAACAGAGCGTCGGGTCGCTTACTTCCAGCAGCCTTTCGAGGCGCCGAATTTATTATGGCTTGCTACCTGCTCGGCAAACTGGCGATCGGTCTTGAGTATCGCTACCGCCGTCGGCAGGCTCGCCCGTAGTTTCTGCCATCCGTCGCATACACTCTGTGGTTTCGTCGTCTGACAAGCCGAGAGCAGCACAGAGAGCGCCAGCATCAGAGGCGGTAACTTGGTCATTGATCGCGTTCCTTTCGCGAAGGACTGTGACGGAGGTCTGGAGAGCGGCAGTTGCCGCAGCTTGCCGAGCTTCCGATTGGCCGATCCATTTAGCCGGATAGAAGGCAATAGCCGCGCCAAGGACGATTGCTGCCGGGAGCTTGATCACGTCGGGGATAAGGGAGAGGATCATGCTCCCTCCAGGCAGTATTCACGCTCTTTCTGACGGCGCTTGGTGAGCCCCGGAAATCGAATGCCGGCGGCCTTATCCCACTTGAGCAGCGCGTCACAACCGGCTTTGGTCTCGCCCACGTTGATGAGCTTCACGACACTCGAACCGCAAGCCCCCTTGACACCGACGTTATAGGCGAAGGAAATAAGCGCTACGTATCGCTTGTCCGGCAGAGGAACCGTGACGCAGCGATCGATGCCCGCAGCGTATTCCTGTAAGGAATCCTCCAGCATCGCCTTGCACTGAGCGATCGTGTAGTGATCCCCGGGCTGAACGCCTTTGGTCTCGCCGTAGCAGACGGTCCAAGGCGGTCCTTTCGTCGCCGGATCGGGATACGCGTTCTGGCGGAGGCCTTCAAAGCCACCAACAAGGGTAGCGGCGAGCGCGGCGACGGCCCCGCCCTTCTTCAAGCGACTACTTGGCATCGAGATTTCCTTGAGCGATGATTCTGGCTAGGGGAGAGATCATGAGAAAGACGATCGACAGCCAATTCGGTATCCAGGCGTCGAGATATGGGACGATGTACGGAGCCAGTTCCAACAGACCGGCCAGATAGACGCACCACATGGACAAAGAGCGCGCGAGGACGCGCCCCGGTCGGCTGATGATGTTCATGCTTTTCTCCAGGCAGCCGAAAGGCTCCGCGCGAAGTTGCGGTCCATGGGGGTTCCTTTTTTTTGGGGGGAATGAAAAAGGCCCGCCGAAGCGAGCCTTTCTATTGTTCTCTATGTGGTGACTTAGCGACCGGTGAAGCCGATCGTCGGCAAGCCATTCCGCTTAATCATAAACCGGGACCATTTTTCTGACCTCTGCCTTAGAGATCTGCCGTCCGTTGGGTACGTTCGCTGCGACCCATTCATTGAAGCAGTGAGGGCACATAACCTCTTCATTTTCCTTGAGCGGAGAGGCATCTGCCACGAACTCGTGACCCTTCTCACACCTGAACGTCGCGACATATGGAACTTGATAGCTCATCCCTTACCTCTTTAGCTAGGCGGCTTTTGGTTTGATCAATTCGCGCTGGATGAATTCGCGGGCTTTATCGACCCGGATCGCTTCGTATCCATCCGACAGAATTCCGTAGCTGTCATAGGATTGCGCCACAAATTCCTGAAGATCGATGATCTCTCCGGCCCTTATCTGGAAATCGAAGTTTCCAGCAATGTCATTCGAGATGCCGGGATAGACGGGCCATACGACGCCCTCGCCTAGCTCGTCGGGCGGGCAACCCGCATCACTATGAGTGGGAACGCCAGCCATATTAAGGGCCTGTTTCGCTACTTCGAAAAGTAGCTCAACCCAGGGGTGATTGATAGTATGCATGAATACCCCCCGAGAAAGAGCTTCGGAGTGATCGTGCCCGGCCTCGGCCATATGCTTTTTCAGGATCGGCAGCGTTGCGTCATATACACCTCGCAGGCCGAGAGACGCATACGTGAATCTGTTGAACAAGGCGCATGCCCGCTGCTGACTTAGCCCCTCAAGATAAGCCGCCGCGACGATCGACGAGTGATAAGAGAACAAGGCCCCGTTTATATAGACCCCGTTGCACTTGATGTAGCAAAGATCGGGATGAAAACCGGCGAATCCGAATGATGGGAATGCCACCGCCCTGTAGCCGGAGGCGCGAAGCCTCTCGATAGAAAAGGGGCCAGCATGGTCGTCTGGCTTCTGGATCAGCAGAATGTCCGACCGGCTGACCTGTGAAGCCAGATTGGCCTTGCCCGCGTCGTCGGCCTGCATGATCGTTCTGATGTCAAGCGGCCGGACGTCCGAACTCTTGGTCAGGCTTTCGACGCTCTTTGCAACCCCGCGCGCCTGGCAGTTCCCAATTACCCAGATGGTCATGCGTCAAGCGCCTCTTCATCGCA